AGGCCGGCCTCATCCCGGAGAAATACTGGAAAGTACCGGAACCGTCACCAGCGACAGTGAACAAGAAGCTCGTCATGGAAGCGCTGAAAGAAGGCCGTGAAATCCCTGGTGCCCGTATCAGCCAGACCGAAAGGGTGGTCATCAAATGAAGCTGAAAGACTGGCTGATGGATCAACCGCAGGACGAACCGACCAACGAAGACGAAAAAAGCTCCGGGGAAAACAGCAAAAGCAAAAGGAGGCGCGAAATGAAAACCTCTCCCGTGAAAAAAGAAAGTTGCCCGAAATATGTCTGTCCAAAATGCGGAGCAGGCTTGCACGTATACGAAGAGTACTTTTTTGAAGAGCGTCGCAACGTTGATCCTGTAACCGGCGAATTATCTGCTGCGTACAGAACAAAACCCGAATCAAGCCCTTATGAAAAATATGGCGTTGGTTGTAATAACTGTGGTTTTGCCCTTGGCGGATGGGACATTGAAGAAGGAACGGATTTACACAGTCTTATTTCGCACGCTTTCGGTTAAGGGGAAAAGAATGATTACGCTACCTAAAGAAATTGCTTATACCTGCATTGACGCGCTGGAATATGCTCTCGGCGAGCTGGAATACGACAAGAAATATGCCTGCTCTGATGAGCACGCGCAGGAAGTATCGCAAAAAATAGAACGTTTCCGGGCAGCCAGCGAAGACCTCTCGATGATTATTTACCGGCAAAGGACAGGAGCTGAAAAATGAGCCGGACTTTGAAAAAAATGATCGAACAGAACGCTTATCAACATAGCCCGATAAAAGTCTTTTCCGATTTTGTCGAAATGTCAGCGATTGCCATCAGCAATAGTGTCGATAAGGCCCAGTTCGGGGGACGGGAAAAACGGTATCTGAACATTATCGGTCAGTACGAAAAGGACGAACAGAAGCGCTTCGGCGAAATGTTTGCCGAACTGGTCAACGAGATGGAACAAAATTCCCGTGATGTGCTGGGTGATCTGTTTATGGATATGGGGTTCGGGAATGATCGTTCCGGTCAGTTTTTTACGCCGATGTCCGTTTGTGACGTGATGTCCCAAATCTGTATCGATCAGCACGAGATCGGAGAGATCATCCGTACCCGCGGTTTTGTGACATGTTGCGATCCGGCCTGTGGTGCGGGTGCCTTGCCGATTGCTTTTGCCCTGCAATTGCACGCTGCCGGCTTCAATCGCCAGAAACATTTGCATGTGACAGCCTGGGACGTCGATGTGCGGGTTGTGCACATGTGTTACTTGCAACTGTCGCTTCTGGGTGTCCCGGCGATGGTCGTTCATGGCAATACGTTATCTCTCCAGACTTACGATCACTGGTTTACGCCAATGCATATTCTGCATGGCTGGACATGGCGGTTGCGCAAGGGAGAGGAAAAACAGCGTGAATCCCATGAGACAGATGTGTTTCCTCCTGTTCCGCCTGGCTCGGGATCGGTTCGTGGATTGAAACCGGGACAGTTATCGCTTTTTTGACGGAGAAAAAGATGAAATGGATCATGGTCATCGCAACGATCCTGATTATGGCCGGTTGCTAGAAAAGAATAAACGAGAGTAACAGATTCGACGCGACTGTTTCGGTTGAGAAGTTTGAGGACAGTAAAGAGGGCATTGTCTGTTACGCGTATGGCAGTGGGATTTCCTGTGTGAAGGTGAAGTAATCAGGGCATTGGAGATAAAGAAATGAAAAAAGGCATTGAAGCGATTACATCAAAAAATATCAGACCAGCGCTTACCGAATTGATCGGCAAGGAACCGGACAGTTTCTTGCTGGCGGTTAGAACCCCCGAAGGTACAGCCGTTTGTTCGTCAGGCAGCATTATGGAAGATGCAATTAACCTGCTGAATATCCAGGATCACGTGCAAGAGTTGAGAAAAAGAAAAACGACGGTGGATGAGTTAGAAAAATGAAAGAAATAGTTGATCGGATTTTAAACGGTGATATTGAAGAGCTTACGGGCGAAGGTTTTGTTTTCTCGATTCTGAAAGACAAGGATTATATTGATATTATCCCAGAGGCAAAAGAGGTGGTTACGTCATATTCGACCAGACAAAAACTTACACCGAAGGACATGCAGGAGCTTGCTAGACAGCTTACGGAACTTGCAGAAGAACTGGAGAACCGAAAGAAGTTTAAAACTAATGAAATGGTTTACTACGTTCGGAATAACGGAGAGATTTATTCTGTCACTTTCTCTGAATCACACTCTCTACATTTAGCATTGCTCGCAATGGGAAATGCCTTTAAAACCTATAAAGAAGCCGAAGCGCATATAGACGAGATTATGGCCAAGTATCAGGATTTAAGAGATCGGGGGCTGGTATGAGTTACCTTTGCGACATTTACGAAAATATCAGAGTATTGTTTTGTTGTCTTCTTTGTGTCAGCGTTTTTTTTGCGTTTATAAGCCCAGCTTTCATTGAATTGTCTCTTGTGAAAAAGGTGTTTTCATTTGGCTTTTACGTTTTCCTTTTATCGGTAATCGTTCTTGTGTTTTTACCGTCAAAAGAATTTGTTTGTGGAGCGTGAAAAATGACAGAAAGAAAACCACATAAATGGGCCGAAGTCATAAAGGCTTGGGCGGATGGGAAAACGGTGCAATATAAGTATTTGGACTGGTCCGGGTGGTGCGATGATTACATGCCAAAAATGCGGAGGACGGTTAAGTTTTAGCGGCGAAAACGCGAAAGAAAAAGTCATTAAAGCATGGTTTCAATCCACGCACCCGCGAGGGGTGCGACTTCAGGCTGTTTTATTTGTTCACCGGGAAAATGGATGAGGCCGGTATTCCGGGCATCTGTGTCGCATGGAAAGCGGAAGCATAAAACCGACACTGGAACAAATCAACAACACGCTCGTCGAAATCAGACGGGCGCACTCAAAAAACCAGCCAGAGAAATCATCGGGAGAATACATGATGCAACAACCGACACCGGAACAAATCAAAAATGCACGTCTTGCCGCGAAAATGACCCAGAAACAGGCCGCTGAAACCCTCTACATCAACCTCAAATCATGGCAAAAATACGAGTCGGGAGACCGATCCATGTACCCCGCATTTTTTGAGTTGTTTTTGATAAAAACCGGACAAAAAACCCTTGACTAATACCGCCATTGGCGGTATTATAATACACATGGAAAGGCAATAAGGCCGATAACGAAAGGGAGATAAAAATGGAAAACATCAAGACAAACGCCGCCGGATTTGTAGTTTTCGAAAATCGTGACTTTGGATTTCGTGGTGACAAAGGCACCTGGGCAAAAATGAACGGCAAAAAAATCACGGTATGCAAGGCCTCAAGCGGAACGATCTCCCGTGAATATGAAACGGAAATTTCGGATTTCTGCGAAAAACTGGGTCTTGATTTTTCCGCAATCCGTTGCGGCGACCGCGTAACGGTTGAAATCGCCTAACACGAAACAATCAAAAGGAAATGAAAAAATGAATCGAAGAACGATCAAAGCCTTGAAAACCTGCCAGTTTCTCCCCGCGGCAGAACGTGAAATCCTGGACAGCCTGCCAGAAGAACTGACGGAGCAACTCACCAGCAAACAGCTTGCGCTGGTCATGCAGGCACTTGACAAACACTGGCATAAAGCCTGTGCATGGAAAGAAAAACAGATTGTTGCCGACGGCTATATCTGGGATGGAAAGCAACTGTGCGATCTTGTCCCTACAAAGAAACAGGAGTATGGAGAACCAGTCGGCAACCTGAGCGACCACAACCGGTACTACCCAAAAACGATTTGACATATGCCGCACAATGCTGCATCATAATTTTGCCTTCGGGCAGTCGGCAGTTATCCTGCCGTTGGATTGAAATATGTAGATAGACATGAATAGACATACTCGCAAGAGTGTCATCCGGGAAACCGGATGCGGATTGAAATATGTAAATGAGTGTGAGTTTAGAAAAGCCGGAGTCTTAAAAACTCCGGCTTTTTTATTGCAGTGCCTTGTACTGATCAATGCACAGATTCAATTTCCGGATAGCCTCGTCTCCGTCGGCTGCGATGGCGACAAGATCGTCAGCAGTCTGTGCGTCAAGTTCGGCTCGCGTTTCTCCAGCCCCAGTTCCGGGATTTGAGGACACTGCACCGCTACGGGTGGCGACTGACAGGCGCACAGCGCCAGACTGAACGCGACGGCGCAGATCAGTGATTTTGGATTCAGCATCTTTCTTTTCCTGTTCGTATTTTGCTTGCAGCTCGTTTTGAGCCGATTGCCATGCTTGCTCTTTGTCTCTAGCTTCCTGTTCCGCACGCTGGAGCGCCTGCGCGTGTTCGGCAGCAGTGGCTTCGATTTTCTCGTTGAGCCGCCAGCCATTTGCAAGCCATCCGGCAATCAACCCGACAAGCAAGCACGCAATTCCGATGATGAGTTTCTGTTTCATTTCAGTTGTTAAGTAACGCTTAATAAAAATCCTCAAACTGAAAAACGATGCGGCCCTCTCACGTGCACTTGAAGTCGCCCCTCCCGTCATCAGCAAAATCCGTCATGGCCGTCTGCCAGTCGGAGCATCCCTGCTCATCCGCATGCAGGAAATCAGCAACATGAGCATTCGGGAACTGCGTGAAATGATGGGGGATCGCCGAAACAAGTTCCGCATCAGCGACAAACAGTTCAAATCCCGTCATGCAGAAAAGAACGCGCCACAGGAACCGGCCGAAAAAGCATGAATGCGCCTGAAAACAGGAAAAAAGAAAAAACACCGGAAATTCTGTTCTGACACCCATGTGAAAAATGCAAAAAACACAGGCTCGTCCATTGACCTGGAGCCGATGAAAAGCTATTATCATACATTCCGCTGCAATTGAAAATTGAAAGCAGACCGGAGATGTGGCCGAGAGGTCGAAGGCACTCCCCTGCTAATGGAGCATACGGGCCAAAACTCGTATCAAGGGTTCGAATCCCTTCATCTCCGCCACCGGACATCCGGTGAGAGAAAAACAGACAAGCCGTGCAAACATGTGTTTTCACGGCTTTTTTGTTTTTGACGCCCATATTCCGGAATGCACGCCACTTGTCACCTTCCGGCATCGTGTTTCATTGCAACGAAACAAAGCAGCCGATAAATTATCAATTGAGCTTGTAAATTTTTCTTACATGTTGTTGATAACCTTTTTGCTGACGTCGGCAAAATGGTCGCCTTGAACTTCCGAGGGTTCCTCGGCAGTTGGTTCCTTCTCGATCAAGTGTTCATTTCGCTCACCGCAGCGCGGGCACCACTGTTCGTAGGCAGAGTAATCTTTTCTGCACTTCGGACAAATCATTTCAGCTCTCCACAGCATTGACCAATCTTCGCTTCAACGAAATACTTGCGTTCCTTGAATTCAGCCTTCTTGCCTTCGTTGTATCCGGATACCGGTCTGTGGTACCCCATCACCCGCGTCCAGACTTCGCAGCGCGTTCGTTTTTCTTCCGGCAATTCGTCTCTCGTCATTTCGATTCCCCAGTGAAGTGCTTATTTTTGCGTATTCTGCTTACCTTCCAGCCGCCCTCGAACCCGACACAGTCAGCAATGAAATCCCATACATCGGACACTATTTCGATGAGGCAATCTGGGACAAATTCGCGTGCCATCATGTCAGCCCCGTCGATTCCGTCAAAATTGACATACACAGGCACGCAACCACAGAAAAGCCCTGTGTACTCGTATTGCGTTCTCAATTCTTTTATCTTGCTCATTTCATCCCAATACACATTTTGTATTCCGCTTCCCGCCGATTGACCAGCCCAGGCAAGACCTTGCCGCCCGCACGGTTCCAGCGCCTGATTTCCGCGCATGCGCCGGCTTGTTTAATTTGTTGGTAATTTTCCGGAACATATTGACCTTCGCAAATGAGCTGCTTTTATTTTTAGCTTTGTTTCTTCACTCATTGGACCGCGCTTTTTTCCTTTTTGAGATTCCCAATATTTTTTGTATCTTGCGCGTTTCTCGTCTGTCATTGGCCCATAATTCGGGTTCTTTTCACCACGAATTTTTGAATATATTTCGTTCTTTTTAACTGGGTCTGATAAAAGCTTTCTCCGTGCCTCAATAGATGCCTGTATCTGTTCTCTGCTAGGCTTCCATCCACTCGCTTTTCTTGTAGCCGCTATTTTTTCCCTTACCTCTTTTGGCATTTCTCGATTTTTCCATGCCGCTCTGCCTTTCTCCGCCATATCGCGCATGTTGTCAGCGTTCGTTCCGACAAATAGATGTTTAGGGTTTACGCATGACGGGTTGTCGCAACGATGACAAACAAAAAGCCCTTCATGTGTTTCTCCGAAAAATGCCTCATATGATATTCTGTGCGCTAATACTATTTTGTTACAGATATTCAACACACCATATCCTGCTTTTGTTTTACCGCCATTCCACTCCCAACATTCGTTTTCTCCTTTGACATGTGTTCTTCTTAAAATGCGACATTTTAGAGAACAATATTTCATTCTGTACGGACCTTCAAAATTCGTCCCACAATATCTGCATACTGGCATAAAATCACATATGTTTTATAACTGACTAACGCGACGATATTACATTATTTTTTTATTCCGAGACACATTTCTTTTTCTTTTTGACGTCTTTTTACAATTCCAGGAAGTTTTTTGCCGCCAGCATATACCCATTTATCAAGCTCGTTACACGCCCCTGTGTAATCGCCTTTGTTGAGCTTTTTGATTAGTGTTGACCTGCAAAAAGCACCAGCACCTATCTGATAGGATAGGCTGACGTAGGCGTCGAATTCGTGCTGGTACAGCGGCACCGTGATGCACGCCCGGATGGCGTCTGCGTGTTTTTCGGTGCTGGCCAGCAATTGCACCAGCGCCCGCTCGGGAGTGGTCTTGTCTCCCATTTTTACGCCTGCGGTCTCGCCGAATCCGATGGTGGGCACGCCAACGCTGTCTTGGTATGCATTACCCCGGTATCCTTCGTAGGTAGCGATTGCAACAAGCGAGGCGGCGGATACGGCAATCGCGCCGGCTGCTATTCTGGCTTTGCTCATGTCGCCTCCCCGTGGCGGGAGTTTACAAAACACTTTAGCTCGTACAGTTCGCGCTGCAACTCGTCAAACTTGTTGTGCAGATCGTCGTGACGCTCATCATTTGTCCTGATACGCTCTTCGAGGCGATCTTTCATTTTATCCACGCATCCTCTTAACCCGTCGATTAACCGGTATAACCTACGAAAAAAAAACCAAAACATGGTAACAACACACATGACAAGCCCGGATATTATGCTTATTAGCAATTCTGGCGTGATGTAATCCATTTTTCACCCTCTTGATTTAAGTGGATTGACGCTACAAACGAACATCGCGTTGTAATCCGGGATTGCATTATCTGGATCGGCATCATGATTGATTCGGTAACGGATAGCTGTCTGGAGTTTCCATCCAAGATAGATTCGCAGACACTTGCCGCAAATGCTCGGCAATACGATGTAGAGCATCCAGCGTGCCGTGATCGGATTGCGTGATGTTGTCGCCGCCCAGATTCCGGGATGATACGGTTTGTCCGACGTTGACGGATCGCCAGCCCACAACAGGGCATCATTAGACCGTACCAATGTGTTGAGCACTGTCCATGACCAGCCGTAGGCCTTGTTTCGCCAGAGCCATGCAACACGCTGGATATACATCCCGATTTTTGGATGCGCCGCGACAAAATCCGCCCATCGCTCGTAATGACCGCTGTCCCCCTCTATTGGATTATCTGGCGTAAGCCATAACCGTAGCGGGTTTTTATCGGACAATGTGACATCGCCCTGTCCGTCAGAAAACAAGGCGATGATGGGGGCAAGTGGATAAGCCAGCAACGACACCACGATGTCGAGTGGCAAATACAATATCCAGATCATGCGTTATCCTCATATGGTTTTGTCCATAACTCGGTCTGTTTCTGACCTGCCAGCAAAAGTGCCTGTGTTAGCCGGTCAATCGTCACTTGAGCGACGGTGTTGTCCGCCAGTACCCACGATGTCGTGGTGTCCGCAGGAAGGCCGGATGACGTGAACATGGTGATGGCGCGTGTCATGCGGTCTTGTGATGTTTCATCTCCATCGAATACAAGGCCGTCCACTTCGACGGTGATTTTTGAGACAGCATCAGTCCGTTCCGTCTTGGCTTCGGTCATGGCGACTTCTGCCGCTTTGTCATCATCCAGTACCCATTGCCCGGAAACGGCCTTGTATGCCGGGCCGGGTTGTTTGCCGGTCATTTCGATCAGTCCTTCCTGGGGCCAGTAGCCGAAATTCCCGTCCCGATCAAACATCTTTTTGACGTCGATGGCCTCAAACGATCCCTCGAGGGCGTAGGTTTTGGGTGGGTATTGCGCGTCGATTTCCGATTGCTCCATCCGGATAAATTCGGTATCGGCTTCATTGATTTTGTAGCCTTCCGGCAGATCGATGATTCCTTCCGATACCTGTTGGGACAGCGGTTTCAGACTGCTCATATCGTCTTTGAGAGCGGCAAACGGCAATCCGACATACCCCGGAAATCCGCTCGGGACTTCGAGAGCGTTTTCCGGTTTGGTTTGTGCACAACCGTGTTTGACGATGATTCCGTTATCAATGATGATGTATTCCATGTTTTTTCCTCTTTGTGGGGAGTGGCTATTTTTTCGTGCTGAGGGTGGTGCGGCTGCCGCGTTCGGGCAGTCGCAAACAGACGGAGCACCGAATATTTATGGTGACTTCGCCGTGTCTCGTTCTACCGATACGCTTGCATGGAATCTCGGACAAGCAAACGGGGCTTTTACGATGGGAGATTACACAAATACCGTTGGATTAAATAACTACTCTGTGCCAACAAATGGTCGTCCGTATGCCATTTTTAATGCGAGTTCCAATAACGCGAAATATACATTGTCTGAGGTTCGACCCGTTAATTCCACTGTGCGTATCTGGAAACGCACGGCTTAGGCTGTCCTTTTCCAGATACGGATAGTGGAATTAATCGGCCTCACTTCTGATGATTGGTATCTACTGTCGACTCTACTAGCATAAAAGTCGAAATACGTTGGTGCTGATCTTTGATTTTCGCCTGCACTCAGCCATGTAAGTTGTGCCGCTCCGATACCGAAAGCACCAGTTGGGTTATAAGGTGCAGCCCCCGCGGAATCGTTATATGTACCGAAAGAAACACTACCATAAATATTCGGTGCTCCGTCTATTTGCGAATGCCCGAACGTGTCAGCCGCACCACCCTCAGCACGAAAAAATCGCCCGGCAAACTGGGCACTGATGTTTTCCCATGTGCCGCCATAGAGATCGGCTGGGTCGGCCATACCGGAAAACTGTATACAATATGCTCCGACCGGCATGGCTGACGGGATGACGATGTTGATGCCTGTCGCCGGGTTTTGGAGTACCCATTTGTCCTGCGTAGAATCGTATTGCAATATCATCCAGTATCCATTACCGGCAATATCGCCAATAGCAAGCGGTTGGTATGTCCCTTTGGTGATGGTGGTGGCGGTAAGACCATCCGGACTGAACGTCGGTGTCGTTGTGGCGTTTGACGCAAGCGCACGCACGAAAACAACAAGGCCGTTCGTCAATTCGGTAATCGCAGGATCGAATGTCGCGGTAATGGCGTCAGATGTGCCTTCACCGACAGCGATATACAGCGATGAACCTTTTGCTGCATCGCCAGCCCACGGCAGCCACGAAGTGCCGATTGATTCAGGGGATTCATTGAAGTCGGTCGTATTGTTGGCAATCGTGCTGACATACGCTGATGCGCCGTCATTGGATTGCAATACCGCCCCCAGTGGATAGCCGCCGATTGTTGAGGCAAAGTCTGCGTTGAAAGTCGGTAAACCACCAGATTGAAAAAACCCGAGGCTCGACGAAAGCGCGAACAAAATGCCGTTCATGTCCATGCCCTGCGGCGGCAAACCGCCGGCGACAAGCGGCGTCATCGTGACAGGCGGGAAGCCCTTTTGGTACGACGCATAATTGGTCTGTCCTGTTTCTGTAGATGGCGTTACCGGAATCGTGTTTTTGTCGCCCTGCGACGCAAAAGGAACCGGCATCAAAACTTGTGCTGGAACGCTCATGTTTCACCCATAAAAAAACGGGCTGTAGCCCGTTATGATTGACTGTAAAAAGTACCCTGATTAAATGGCGCGTAGCCCGGTGACGCCTCATTGAAACCAAAAGTGTTTGGCGTCGGGATTTGCAGATACTCCGCCCTTACGCCCGCTGGTCGCGGCATGACAGATGATGTGACGATAGCCCACTCATACGGCTGCAAGTAGAACTCGAACACGTATCGCATTGCCATGTTGCCAAGGTCAAGCACATAGCACCGCTGACCGTCGAGCAGATATTGAAGCAACTGGTTTAGTGTCGGCGCGTTCGGTCGGCAGATGTTGGACATCGCCTTGACCATGATGAGCTTTCGGTATGCATCATCTGCCAGACGGTATGTCTGCGTTGCTGGATCGCCATTTGCGAACGGTGCCTCGTTGAATGGCGTGAACGAACCATCGCCCGTGTAGAATCCGAAATTTACACCGGTGCCTTGAATCGTAAGGTACCGTTCCACACCGACAATGCGGCCCCATATGTCAAGCCCGAATCCTTGCGCTGTATCCAGATTGACGACATTGTCGTAAAAGTCGTCGATTGTCGTTTGGAAGTCGTAATTCTGATAAATGAAATCCACCAGCTGCGACAGAATCGGACTTGATTGATATTGAATCGGGATCATGACATCGTCACCTGAATGCCGGACTGCTGGATAACTGGAACCTGGTCGATTCCCATAGTCACTGCGTTCTGATTCGCTTCTGAAATTCCGATCCGGATTGACAGAATATTGATCTGGCTGCTGACAGCGGAAACGATGCTGTAATATGCAGAGGCATAGATCGCGCCTCCGATACGCGGTCTGGCGAAGCCGTCAACCTGACCGTTGAACGCTGCGATGATTGCAGACTGAATCTGCGCGATGACATCAGACGGGAGCTGCGTGTTTTGCTGGATCGTGACCGCGAAAAGGATTTCGGTTGGCGTCGGGCGATTGAACGTAATCTGATATTCCGGATATGGCAATGCGACTGCGGTTTCATCGTACACCGTTACGGTTGTGTTTCCGTTCATTCCGCAACCGATGTCCTTCTTTGTCCAGATCGTTTGGGCAACCGTATCATCATCACCGCCGACCACTCCGACATACACGCTGTGCGGAGCAAGCTCGTAGTTTGTCGCCCCATACTGGATTGTTTCGTCTGACGGATTGTCGTAAACAAAACAATCCGTCACGTCGTCAATTCCCAGAACAGCGGCGCGTATCGCCGGAACCGTGCCTGTCGAATTGAGCGCAACAGATTCTTGCCTGCGTAACTCGAAAGCGTCCCTGCCTTCGACATCGGTTCCTGTCACGCCGGGACTTTCATTCGTGATTGCGTCCCATCCTGGGACTGCAACCTGAATGTACACCAGCGAACCGGCTGCGCAAGGAATGGCGCCGCTGACCTGATTGGCAAATTGCACCGTCGCTTGACCGTTTGAGCCGAATGAAGCGTCAGACAACGATTCATAGATATTGCCGGATGTATCTCTTGCAAGTGATCCTGCTGGCAACGTATTACCCGGAATCCCGGTGCATGTCGCACTGACGATGGTTGGCGTTCCTGATTTCCGGGTGATGAAATAAATCCTTGCCAGAGCATCCTGAAAACGTCCGATTGCCGTGTCTGGATCGAATTGCGACAACGTGAACGCGAGACTTGCATACGCCAGCGAGATAGCCTGCGCACGCTCCGCCGACAACACATATTGCGGCGTTGAAACAGACGTCACGTTCAGATTCCCGCCGAATGCTGCATTGATGTCCTGCAATGCGCCTGACAAGATGTCCTGTGTTGGCGGAACAGATATGCCGGTTTCTGTGATCGTTACGGACGGGATATTAGTTTGCAATGTTGACATTGATTGTCTCGGTTTCTGTTGTGATCTGGATTTGCCCTGAAAGTTGGCGATTCTCGAAAATCAGTATCGGTGTGGCGTCCACGACGCCCGGAACCGTTTTCGCTTCTGTTCGAAACCACTCGGTCAGCATGGCGACCGGCGGGCGTTGACCTAATACGCTGGCCTTGTACGGGACACCACGCGATGTATCGAAAAGCGCTTCGCCTTGCCACAATCTGCAAGCAGATGCCACGTCTTGCGCGATGGCATATGGATCGCTTGCCATTGCGATGTTTCCGGACGCATCCACCGTCAAATCCCATGTTTCAGGGACGAGATAAAGTGTATTCATTGCGGTTCACCTGTCGTTGATCCCCCGGACTGGACGCCACCGTGCACATGCGTTTCAAGAGTGATCCCATTGCTGGAAATCGTGCCGCCGGTGTTCGTAATGCCGCCGGATGTTTGTGCGCCGGAACCTTTCGCGCCGGTCTGTGTCATCTGTCCTGTGATCGTCATGAGAGGCGTATCGACCGTCACTTGCTGATCTGCCGTGATCGTCACTGTCGGGGCTGTCAGATTGATAGCTGTCGGCGAGTACACCGTAATTCCAGCTTGAGAGAACTGGATATACTGCGTTGGCGTGTTGTTCAAAATGCCGTTGACATATATGGCATCGGACAGTGAGAACTTGCGGAGAGACGCGGTCGCAGAATCACCGCGAGTGCGTTTCACGCCTGAAATGTCGCGGCTTGAGAAAACGGCAAACCCGATGTCGCCCGGCTCCGGGTCAATGATGATCGCGTTCGTCCCGCCTTGCAGACGAAAGTAAGGCGCGTTGTAAATCACCGGATACGGTACCATTTCTCCGGTCGCTGTCCGCTGCTGGATAAGCGGCTGGATATTGACTGTTCCGACTGGAGCCAAACCGCCACCGTTCACCGCAAGCACCTTGCACGGCAGACACGCGTACATTTCGCGGATGAACGCATCGAATTGATAGCGTATCTGCTCTATTTCGTCTGTTGACAGCCCGAATGGAGCGTTTTCAGTATAGTTGTTGTCCATCGTCGTAGCACAATAAAAACCGTGATCCCCACCCCGTGAAAATCGGACTGTCGTTACCCTGCGTGTCCACGCTCAGGAAATCGCCCGAAAATCCGAGATAGGGCGCGTTTATCAGGTATGTCCGATCAACCATCAGCACGTTCTGGCAAAGCGCCTGACCGTTCTGCGAAGCGGAAAAATACTGCCGTCCGCCCATCTGTCGTAAAAGTATCGTGACCTGCTGCCCGCCGACTTCGCAAACGACTTGCTGGGACGGGACAGGCTTCAAGGGAATGGTGTAAAACATCAGAACAAATTGCCTATTGCGGTTGCTGCATTCGTGACCGTACCGATCACACTATCTGCCGCACTCATGACGGATGCCGAAACACGTTGCGCAAGGGATGTCGGCGCATCGTTGGCTGACTGCGCATTTTCCGTGCTGGCGTTTGCCGTACTTGGCAATACCGGTATTGCTGTCATGATCTTTCGGAACGCGCACCGTGCAATGATGAGCGATGCTCCGCCATTGTCTGCATCCCGTATCACCTCATAGGATTCAAGCGTCATGTTCTGGTACGTGCGTTCCGGCACGACGATGTCGTACACGGTCGGGTTCTGCACATTCGTTTCCAGCCATGACAGAAACGTTTTGCGGTTCGTCAACCCGCCACCACGCGCCATTTCGATCATGACCATGTCGGGAACCTGCACCTTGTTGTAACTGGCAAATCCGCCTTGCTCGATACGGTAATCACAGACCTGCGTTTCGTGTCGTGAATCAAGAGAACGGATACTGTCAACCGTCACAACCGGCGAAACACCGGACGACTGGCCGCCGATCAATTCCCCGATCGTCGTTGTGCCTATCGGAGTGGACAAAACGACCCGTTCAAGATTCTCACCAAATGACGGCGTCACATCGCCGGAATTTGCCGGGTATATCCCCCATTGCCCCGCGAAAGACCCAAGCAGTTCCCACAGCTTCGCTTCCGCAGACCCGAGAATGATCGTTGCGGTTGATGATGCTGTGATGCTGTTCAAAACCGGAATACCGTTCATGATGAAGTCAGTTTGTAAATCAGTTGCAGTTCAGTCTGCCAAAGTCCGTTCGGTGTCTCCGATTGCAGGCGATGAGACATTTTCAGAATGAGACACTCCGCTTCACTCGCCCCGATTTCCTTGCCCATGCCCTTTTGAAACAACACCTGACGGCTTTTGACGGTGACGGGAGCCAGCCAACGGTAATAGGGCGAAAACAGCGTCCGGACAACGCACCCGTTAGGGATGAGAGATGGATAACCGATCATCCCTGTTTCGGCGGAAATAGTGATCGGGGTGATCGCTCTGGACTGACCAGCGGCGACGATAACCACCGTATTGCCCTCGAACTGAACCGAAATGTTTGCCTGCCTTGCGACAGACAGGATCATTTCCTTGTACGAACCGGACAAGGCAACGTCCGTCAGGGATGTAGTGACCCCGTTGTTTTCCAGAGCATACTTGTCCGCTGCTTCTGTTCGTGTCGCATTGTAGTTGTCCAGGATCGTCTGCATGATCTGCGGCACAGTAACCGACCCGTTGAAAGAAATCGCGTTTGGCGGCGCGGTATTGAGCTTGAACGACGACATCGCAAAAATGTGCATCGGTACAGTAGGCATGCTGTTGTAGTCAGCCAGCGCCTGAAAAATCATGCCGGAGAACACAAGGATGTCGTTGCCCGTCTCGTCCTGCGCATACAGTGACACCGTGTTCGGTTTCAACAGGTTGATCTGGACAGTCCCTTTTATGAGCGTCAGCGCGTTCATCGTGTCCGCTTTCAGTCCAAAGACGACGATATGCGCTTCATCCAGCGCAGAGAAAGGGGAAACACGGATGTTCGCGTGGATTCTCAACCCTGAAAGCTCTATTCGGTTATCCTCTGGCTTTCCGGTAAAAGACCCCTCACCAAGCTCGAAAACGATGCGGAAAGTGCGTTTGACAAAGCTCATATAAATACAGATGTCAGTGCGCCGATATTCTGCGTTCTCTTTCGGATTTCAGCGACGATTTCGCTTGCTTCTGTCGATGGCGCATACACAGTAATGTTCTGCGTAACGGTCGGCGAAGACTGCGACACTTTCGTGGTAGCGGGGGCGACGCTGTAAGCCGCAGGTTGAACACGTGGCATGATGACGTTTGGTGTCTTGCTTGCTTCTGCGTATGTCGCGTTTCGGCCATTTTTCAAATACTCTTCTCGCATCCCCTTCAACCGCGCTCCCATCTCTGCGCCACTTATGGATGCTCTGTTTCCTTGTGTCCCGTGCCAATAGCTCAATCCTGTATCAGGATTTGCGACAGATGCCCATTGGGTTGCTATGGCTTTGATCGCACCATTCAGGTTGTTGTTGCGACCTTCTATATAATTTTTTACGGCGGGCAAGCTGTTCATAAGCGCCATTGCAAGCCTGTCCTGATTTTCTTCATTGAAAAGGTCTGATTCTTTCAAACCGGCAAGTCTTGTTGCCCGTCGTAAAGTCGCGGGAATGAATTGATACTTTCCTGCCGCGTTAAAATCCTTGTTCTTCTGACTTTGAAGCACATCTCCAATGGTCATGTTTACAAGATTGCGAGTTCCGGCCCCGCCGCCTTTTGCCTTTCCAAGGTTTACGCTGTTGTAACTCCCTTCCCCGCGCCCAATCAAATCTAAAGTTGCTCGATCGGTGTTGCTAATGCCGCCTTTCGCGTTTGCAGACGACCCTCTAGCCTCTTTTCTGACCTGATCTGCGTCATACTGGTAATCGGTATTCCCTGTCTCGCCTACCCCGGCGAAATATCCCAAAATTCCGGTATCTTCACCGCTCTTTATTTTCTTATCGACGCTTTCGCCAAATTCCTTGAATTTTTCCAGAACCGGAGCGAATGTCGCTTGCGCGATGTTTTTCAGCGACGTGAAAATTTTACCGATCTGCAAAATGACGTCTGTCAGCGCGCTTACCGAAGGAACCATTGCACTGACCGCGTTACCCAGACCGTCAAACAGCCCGAAATTCTCGTTGATTTTCAGGACTGAATCCGTCAGCGCGTTTTCCATTTCGGTCATCGCGCCAGACAGTTTTGCTGTGCTGGCGGCCATTTCGCGTGATGCTGCCGCTTGTCTTTTCAGCGATTCTGCCTGTTCCCTGGCGTCGCTTCGTGTTGCCATGTCAGCAAGCGCAGGAGAAATGCCGCGAGACATCATCAGCTGCATTGCGCTTTCTCTGTCCCCGCCCGTGAATCCAAGCGCAAATTCACCCGCTTCGATCGCCATATCATACAGGTCGCGTGCTTTTCCCTGTGCGTCCATGACGGAAACACCCAGATCGGTGAAAGCTTTGGTAATTCCGGTCAGCTCGCCACCGAACTTGAGTGCGGCAAACGATCCGGCAAGGTCATCGACGATGCTGTTTGCTTCGCTCGCAGAGTATCCAAGCGCCTTGAACTGGTTCTGCATCGCACGGATGCTCTTTTCGGACTGCCCGCTGCGCACTGCCATCTGACCAAGCAGCAGGTTCGCTTCCGATACGCGCTTGATGAACGACACGACAGCACCGGCAGACAGGACAAGCCCGAATGTACCGGCAAGACGTTTCAGGGACGAGACAAGTGCATTCCCGGACACTTCTCCGGTGTCTTTCAGCCCTTCCAGCCCTTCTTCCGCCTTGTTCGCGGCTTTCTCGACGTTTTCAAGTTCCTTGACAGCGCCGGACGCCTTGACATCGACTTCAAGGGTAAATTTTTCGGATTCAGCCATTTTTCTGCGCTCTGTATTGTTCGATCAATGCGTTGTTGTACCGGTTGACGCACGCTACTTCGTACATCTTGTAAAGGTCGTGGCATCCATAAACGGTTTGAAGTTCGTGCAATGTCGCCAGCCGTTCAGACATGACCATGCCAATAGCAGGCGACACCGCTACATAGCTTATCTGGTGAACAGATACGCCGAAGTTCATCAGCCCTTCAAACTCTGGACGCCGTTGATAAAAAAATTGAGATGCAGTTCGATGGTTTTCATGCGAAGCATCATCAGGGTGCCGATTTCCTCGATGTCGTTTTCCGTCAGCTTCCGGCAGAAATCGTTCTTGCACTTCATCTGCCAGCAAGACTTCATTTCATCCAGCAGCGGCTTCATGCGCTCCGGATCGGCTTTCATCATCAGCTGAATGATCGCCGAACCGCCTGCCTGCGCCAGCAATTCAAGGTTTCCCGCTTTGCCGACAAGCCCTTGCAGGCTTGCCAGCGAGTTATCCTTGTCAGCATCGATCAGCACGCCAGCAAGGCGGTACGCATACCATTCGCCCTGTTCAGCGGACATTTCGGTGATACGAAACACCTTGCCCGCATCACGACCGCCGGTAATCTCTACGTCCGTAAATTCTCGTACCATGTGTCACCTTAAATCTTTGCGGGGGTGATTTTTCCCCAGTGAATGACATACTGCTTCGGTTCCTGTACGCGGTTGTGCGGAGCGACCGGTGTGTACGTCTGCATGACGCCCTTCGACAGCGTGTAGGATTGTCCGGTCGCCGGGACTTCGATGACAGCCGTCAGCCACAGAACTTCTTTCTGTGACTGACTATACTGATAGATTGTGTCGAACACCTCGACGGAATCGGAATCGGCTTGCAGCTGGATGGTCTGCGGAACGACATGAGGCGTGTAGCCTGCCGACATGTTGCCATCGACGCCCATGCGGGTTTCTGCAGTCTGCACCGATTCAACTGTAAACGCTGTGTCCGACGCAAACCCTTGAACCTGCACACCTGCATACAAACCTTCGGCAGAAATCGTGAACTTCGAGTTCGCGGAAGTAATCGTTTTCGTCATGCTTCACCTCACCGGACGACAATGGATGCGACGGTAATCTGCTGGATGGAACCGCCGTCCATGTAGTAGAGAGAAATAGGCGGAGACTGGCGCTGACCTCTGGTCTGTGCCGTGGCTTCGCCGATATACAGGTAGTACCCCTGCGTTTGCAGCTCGGTCGAAATGTCGAAGCCGAGTGCGGAAATGATTTGCGCTTTCTGGTTGTCGGACAGCGTGACGCCGATGCGGATAGTGCCGTTGTTCAGCGCCTCGTTGATCGGGTCGGTACAAGCCAGACGGATGAGCGCATTGCCGTCGTCGTTGTACGGCAGCGAGTTGACAGAAGTCAGTAGGGTTGCAATCGCCAGTTGCAGCTGTGCGTTCAGGTAAATCTGGTTGATGTAGGTATCCGCGAAACCATAGTCGGAACCCGGAAGCTGGCTGTTGTACAGGAAATTGAACGTATTTCCTTCGCCTGCCGCCGAATAGGCCCCGTAATACGTGTAACCGTTCTCCAGCAGCGTTTCCGCGTCTTGCAGGCTGGTAACCGTCGCGGCAAGACCGGATTGCGATTTGAACGCAAGATCGATGCGCCCGTTGTATCGCGTCCAGTCGATAGATGCGATGCTGCCCATCGCCATAGCCGGAATGGAAATGTTGTCCCATGCCGGCAAAACCGCTTCGTACTTCATCTGCTTGCAGGTATTGCCCAAGCAGGTTGAATTGGCGACAAGCGCTTGCGGATCGTTGTCCCACGGGACGAACAGATACCGCTTGTTCTGTGTGTTGACCCACGCGCAGAAATCCTGCTGGTTTTCCAGAGCGTCAACGATGGTAAACGTCGCCCAGTTGAGCGAAAGCGCCTGAATGCGATCCATCGCGGTAGTCGCCGTATCAGCATCTGCGCCCTGCGATACTGTCCCGGTAGCCAGACCAAGCGCGACTGCGCCGGGACCCGTGACCGCGCTGATTGTCGAAGCTGCGCCGGTTGCAGTGACAGTGATACGGAAACAGTTGAAAGTCGCGTCCCACGTGACGGAAGCGGCATCGGACGTGTTGAGTGCAGTAGTCAGCAATTCCGCAGCATTGGTGAAGCTGGTCGCCGTGGACAGGTTGACACTGTCGATGTTGTACGCCTGACCACCGATGGTGACGGACAGCGCACCGGTAACGTCTTTCAGCTGATCCAGCGTCATGCCTGCGAGAGACGAACCGCGTACCCACGCGCCGACCGCATCGGACGCATAAGGCGTGAAGATGATCGCCTGCGGTTTTTTCGTGCTGTTGTCGAAAGACAGGAAATAGTTGTCAGCCAGCGCCGCCAGTGGGGACGAACTGCCGAAATACTCGGAAACAGCGTCGGCAGAATAGAACTGCTGCAACTGACCGAAAGGTACATCGGCTTCGGTCGTGACGAACACGCCGTTCAGCGCGAGCGGATTGCCGCCCGTACCAACAACACCCGGATTAATCGTCACCACCTGCGAAATCGGGATGGTTTGAGCCATTGGGAAACTCCAAAAAAAAAGCCGCCCGAAGGCGGCAAAGAGAGGAAAAGAGAAAAATCAGAGCGGCACGACTGTTGTCTGCGCCTTGTCAAAAAATTGTTGTGGGACAGATGCGACCGGGTTGTATTGCATCTTGATGTCAACCTTCCAGCGTTCAACGTATTGTTTTTCGCCAGAAATCAGTGGTATTTGCATCGGCTCTCCTGATACCAGCGGCTTTATATCGTCAGGAAATGCGTAATATGCATAATCGTTATTTATCAGGTTGACGAACGTCTGTACGTTGTTGCCTGATCCCGGCCCATAGAAATCGACCTGCATCGTGTACTGCATTCGTGCCTTGACGTTTTGCGTCTGCACGTCGTCCGTGTCGGTGTAGCTGTTTTCCGTATAGGCCAGCCGGACTTTCGACACGTTGTTCATGATGACGAACTGTCCTTTAGGGGACGGAACGCGGTTGATCTGACCCTGAAATACCTGAATGCCCGGTAATATGGACGTGATGAACGTTCCAAGCGCCTGAAAAATCTGGGAATCGGTTGTGTCAATCATCTGTTTGCAATGTGCACGCAAGCGCACTCCATGTCGGCCACGTTTCAAGAGCCTGAACGACAAGCCATGTCTGCACCTCACCGCCAGGCGTCTGCGGGAACATCAAAAGATCGCCACCGGTAGCATCGGGACAAGACGCACCGTTGACCGCGCCGTACATATAGACTTTGCGCATCGTCCCCTGAATGTTCAGACCATCGATGTGTTGCAAGTCCTGCTGCGACATGGCTTGAACCTGAACCATGACCGCAGTCTGGCTGTATTCCGGTACCTGCTGAAAGTCGTCGGATGTCGTGTATCCGGTCGATTTCATCAGCGTTGCGGGGATGTTCGCGTTGACCGCTTGAACTGCGCCGTTTGAAATGGAAAAAACGTCAATCATTCGTAGTCGATCGCGTTGTAAAGCATGTGCGTGTCATACAGCGGGGTATCGTCAACCGGGCCGGGATGTTCTCCGGCTTTCACTTTCCGCACGGCATCTCTATACGTAGCGCCTGAACGCGGTTTGTTCTCCGTTTTCGTCATGTAACGCATCATCTTCGTCACTTCGGAAATTGGAGGCTGGACGCCTGCCTTGATCGTCGCCTTGATGTCGGCAGCCATCTGACCGCCGACAAGCGTTGTCACATGTTCAAGCGCCAAATCATCACGCAGATGCAGCGCTACGCCTTTAGCCAGATGTCGTATCCAGTCATGTCCTTTTTCATCCATGGTGTTTCGCAAAAACGGCCTCGGCGGGATGGTGCTGGTGCCGTATTCCTGCATTCTGGCGACTTTGGCGACGGACATTCCGGAATCGGGATACGTTGCATTTTCCAGAATGCCCGCTTTGATGGAATAGTCGTCCAGTTCGCGCAAGCGCTTTTTGAGCGCTGAAAAGGTTTTAGCCATACGGATGAAAGTTCGGTTTGGTGAAAATCCGTCCACCCAGAGCATAGGGCATCAGCATCTGCAGGAGCGTCCTGCCGCACGGGGTCTGCGAAAACCATGGTTGGCCCCACATATCCATGCTCTGGAATCCGACGCTGACGGAACCTTGTGTGGCACTGGTCAACGGCCCGGACTGTCCAGCCCCCCATAATTCCATTGTCGCGAGATGACACACGAGCAAATAAAGCATTTGTTTACGTGTATAGATGTTGCGGTCGGGATCATACGGAAATCGCGATTTGTCCGTATTGTCGATAAAGGTACAAGCCAGCTGGAAAAGATTGTCCAGCTGTTCATCCGATATCAGCTCCTCCGTGAATTTCGGGTAAAACGTCCGGAATTCTGTCGCATTGAAGACGACAATCATTTGCTGTCTTCTTTCGTGGTTGTCCTTTTCGGATCAACCGGTTCCAGACCGTGCCGGGTGTCTTTCAGTTCTTTCGCTTTCGCCCGTGCGCTGTCCGTATCGTTCTGTGCATAAATCAGGCCGTTTTTAAAGATATCCATGCGGCCGTATTGCCGCACGATTTCCTCCCAGTCCTGTTTGCTGATGATGGATTCGCCGAATTTCCCGACAGCCAGAATGCCTTCTTTCTGCCCCCGGAGGTTTTCGTTGGCGCCATTGATTTGAATCTTTTTGCCGCCGATCTCGAAAATGAGCGAATGCGCCAGATTGAGACAAACCACTACATTCGTATCGGTACGTGTTGCCGTGCGTGTTGCCGTGCGTGTTGCCGGTTTTCTTGCCATTTTTTGTTTTCCCGAAAAAAAAGGACGGGCATTGTCTGCCCGCCCAAGCTCGACTTTGGAAAAAAAAGAGAAAAAATCCCGAAGCGGTCAGATACCGGACATGATCGCGTAAGCGAACGGCATTTTCATGATCGCCCCGTAGGTCGACGCGGAAAACTTCTGCCGGAAGCTGGAAGTTTCCGGGACCAGTCTGCCTTGACGCATTTTTTCGCCGAAAGCCAGATCCGCCGTATCGTTACCCATGAACTGTTTGACCATCAGGATCATGGTTTCGCCTGCGGTTTCACTGGAGAACTGCGGCACTGTTTCGACTTCCAGACGCGGGAAGTTTTTCTGCATCATTTCGCTGGCCGAAACATTGAAGTTGGTGGCCATCGCAAGCTGCACCGACCGTGCAGGCGAAATCAGCAATTTCATCTCCGTATTCTGGTCGATCAGGCCTCCTGCCTGTGATACGAGTTGGCCGAACAGTTTAAGAATATCGTTATAGACTGCACGAGTACCCAGATCGTTTTCGATGGAAAGTTTTTCCGGCCAGGTAATCGCCCCGGACACATTGTTCGGGGTAATGGCCGGAGGCAGATTCGGTTCATTCAACAGACCGTAAATCTTGCGACCCGCTACCCCAAGCAAATAGAATTTGTTGGCATCCGTGCGAATGATTTCGGCTGCCCCACGCTGTTTTCCGGCAATCAAATCGATTTTGGCCTCTGCTGACATTTCCACTTCCAGATCACCGTAAGTAATCGTTGTCTGGAAAATGTACTGTTCGCGGTTGTTCCATTCGTTGTTTACCCCGGAGGATGGTCCATCTCCATAATCGGAATACGGACCGGTCGACCCGGTATATTCTTCGGTGCGGAACTGGTAGATCGCCGTTGTCCAGTCTCCGACCTTTTTCTCGTCCAGTATCGCCGTCGACGCTCTTTTGGCCGTCAGAATCGGGATGACCTCCGGAGAGATATACTGCAGCAGGGCCGCCGGAACTGTGGTGTTCGGCGTTGTAATGAGCGCCGCGTCCATTGCCATGACATTTTGCCTTGTTAGCCACCCTTTGGCATAAGGGAATTTGAAGCCGAATTTCTCGACTTCGCGTATTGATGGAATATGTGCCATTTATTCACCCATAAAAAAAGCCCCCTGTTCAAGGGGGCTGGTGGTTTCTGTCCTGTTACTGATTGCCGATTACGATCAATTCGCCGGCCGCTCCGCCACGTTTCACTGTGAAATCTGTCTCGACGCTACCCGATACGGAACCGCCTGCCGCACCTGTACTGATGGATCCGTCTGCCGCACCTGTACTGATGGATCCGTCTGTCGTGCTCGCAAATACTTTCTGTCCGATGGTAGCCTCTGTTTTGGAGATGGCATAAAAATCGCCTCTTACCGCAACCGACAAGGCGCTGCCACTCGGTACCGTCAAGGTGCCCGGCGAATTGAGAAGATAATTGGGATACATTGGGACACGGACGACAAAGCCCATGACGGCCGTACCCGTTCTCTGAGCTGTCCAGGCAACCGAGAATGTGATAACGATATTCGTTCCCGAATATTCCGTCTTGGAAACCGTCACCGTGCTGTTCGTGCCGGTTGCCATCAGATCGCTTCCGGGGGGTACAGATCCGCTCGTCACTGTCGCGATGGTTTTCCCTCCCAATGTAACGGTTCCTTCGAAACCCGCACCAACCGGAATCGTCAGTGTCCCGTTCGCGGAGGTATTGGTGCTGTCCGTTTTGTTAATCGCCCCAACGGTTGATTGCAACGAAACATCCAGTCCGTCATTGGCGACGGTAACGTTTCCTGTCACAGGATCACCGGATGAAGGGGTTGCTGCAACGGCATAAGTGTCACTTCCGGACGTATCGACCGTCGCACTGTTTGACGCCATCGTATAGGGATCTGCGCCTGGAAAGACGAATGAACCGACATTGACGTCTCCGTCTGCTATGGGATTGACCGGAGTAAATACATTTTGTCCTTCACCGGGGTTGACCATATCACCCGGCACGCCCAGAGCGTAATCCTTGTTTACGTATGATTGCAATGCCATGTTTTACCTTTCGATTTTAAGATTTTTCAATCCCGCGAACTCTCCGGTATATTTCCGGTCCTGATAGGGAGTTGCGTCCATTGCCATCGTTTGTCTGTGCGTGTCCACAATGGCTCGGAACACTTCGCGAGCCGCCGCTTTGTTGACGCCTGATCGTCCCATCTGTGCAAGTGCGTAACCATAAATAGCGTCGGCACTATCGAAGGCCAGCGGGCGAACTGCTCCAATAGCGGTTTCCACCTCTCTTGCCGCCTCGAATTTGGCCGCAATGGATCGTTCGACTTTCTTTATCAGGGCTGCGGAATCCGCCGCATAGCGTTTTTCCATCGCTTCCCGTTCATGTTCCCGATCCAGTTTTTCGCGTTCGGCGCGATTGCGCATGTCCTTTTCGCCATCATGCATTCCCCAAGCGAACCCTTTGGCGAAAGCTTCTTTCACGGCATCCGGCTCGGCATCCATGCCGCATTTTTTCAAGGCATCTTCTGCCCGTTCGCGCATGTGTTCGCGCATGAGTTTTTCTCGCTCGTGACGTTCACCTGCGGCTACAGCTTCCGCTGTATTCAAGGGAGTCGCATCCCTGCCACCGCGCATTTCCTCCCGCTCTTCGCGCTCGCGTTCTTTCTTTTCCCCATAAGCGTAGGCCTCGGCGGTGTTCAGCCCGTCATCTTCCCCGTCCATTTTCCGGGCAATTTCGCTTTCACCGGTTGCTTTGGAATAGGCGAGATCGGTAAGGCTATCTTCAAATTTCTTCAAATCTTCCGGAGACAGCACTTCGGAAAACCGGCTGATCAATTCCTGAATTTTGGCGTTTTTATCCTCGTCTGTCGTAATATCCACAATTTCCCCGGTAATGGGATCGCGTTTGTGCAAATCCAAAATGGTTTGTGCTGCATTGACTTCCGCGGCTTCGATGCCCGGGTCACTGTCTTGTGCACCGCGGAAGAAGTCTTTGAGAATACTCATAAGCTGTTTTACTCCTTTTGGTTTCAAGTTTTCGGAAGAATCTGCCACGACCACATCCGGGCCTGCACGTCCCTCTTCCACGATGGCAACATGATTGCCCCTGATATTCCGCATCACGAAGTCATACGGCGTATCATCGAAAACACCCGGCGTGAAATCCGGGTCATACTGATATGCGCAGCTGATTTCCCTGCACGTACCGTTTTTGACGGCCTCAATGCCAACCGCGTCGGTGAATATCATTCCATTGTCCACATAGGGGGCATTCCATACGGCGTTTGTCGCCATGGAACCGACCTGATACTCCTTCTTCGGATCGTCGGCGGATACCGTGTGATGCATCAGCATGATCGGCAAGCCGTTGAAGGTGTCCACCGCTTTTTGAAGTTCTTCCGACGGTCGGTAACCGAAATAAATCTTGTCCGGATCGAGACCGCGCTCTTGCCAGCCTGGTATTTCTCGCCCGCGATACGGTACCACTTGCTCTTTGGTGATATGGCTTGATTCAACGTGCATGAAGCCGTTTTCATCAAAGCGACGCTTGCTCGCCGCATCAAAGGTCAATGTTGTTCCCATGGAATTGTCCCAGTTATAGGCGGATTTCTCGGCAATCTGCCTTGCTTCTTCATAGCTGCTCCCGTTTCTAAGCATTCTGGCGGCATTACGCTGATTCATGCCGTAAGCCGTTTCTGCTCCAGCGCTCGACCATTTGGCGTAATTCGCAAGAGCCGGATTGGAGGCAAGCACTTCATCCGCTTTAGCGATATTCCCTTGCTTCATCGCTTCATTAAACTGACGCGCTCCCGGAAGATTGTCCAGATACATTTCAGGAAAAGACTTCAAGGCACTTTCTGTACTGGAACGCCGTAACGCACCCCAGCTTCTTTTTTCTTGTTCAACACGATACGGGTTGTATCCTTCACCACCTTCGTTGAACGTGTTGTCATATCGTTTGGCTTGTGCGACGAGTTCGCGGTCAGTCATGGATGATGGTTTCGCTGTTTCTGTTTTCTGTGTAATGACTCTTTCTGCTTTTGGCGCTGATTGAGGTATTCCATAGAACCGGTTCAATGCTTCAGGCATTTCGCCGCTTCGCTTGTCCCAAAACCATTTTTTAGCATCAGGATCCCATTTGGCGCCGGCTTGCTTCGCCGCGTTCCTGTCCTCATATTTGACGTTCAGATAGGCTTTCGGCGCGATTTTCGTGTCCTCTTTCCGCTCTTCCTTGAATCGGGCGTATTCCTTCTGCCATTTCTTGAGAGCCTCTGCTTCTTCATTCGTCAACTTGACTTGCTTGCCATCGACGAAAACCCTGTTGTTCGAATAGAACTTGCCGTTCCAGTATCCGTTTGACACGAGGACGGGGCGTTTCGGCGCAACAGGACGCCCCTGATCATCTCGTTTTATTCCGCTTTCTGCCGTTCGATTTTGTTGGGGCCTTTGAAATCCCTTTGGTGTTTTTGGACCTGTAAAGTCTTTGCGAACTTCAGAAATGCGCTGCCCTGTGAACTTTCCGCCCATTCCGGCTTTCACCTCGCCGGTCTCCCCGTCGATCTTGACGTGCGCTCCTTTGTTTTCCGCCCCATTCGGCTTTACTGTAATCCACTTGTCCGCGTCTTGAATAATCATGTTTATCACCTGAAAAATTCAGGAAGCACCGCTCTATATCCACAGGCGCAGTTATGCGCTATTATGGTTTCTGTTCCATACATATTGTTTTTTGTTTCCAAGTTATAAACATGCCCAGAAAAATCGACCAGACTATTCTTGATGACGCGTTGCGGCTTATAAATTCCGGAACCACCATCAAAAAAGCCGCCCAAGTCCTCGGCGTTTCCAACGCAAAACTCGGTAGGCATCTTAGAAATAAAGGTCTTTTTCATCATCCGCGGGCATTCACCGCAGATAGAAAAGCTCTCCCTACGGAAGAGATTGTCTCTCTCTATGAGGCAGGAAATACGGAACAAAGCATTGCTATTAGGTTCAATGTTTCCAGAGATGCAATCAGAAGAAGATTGTTGGTCTCCGGAATCAAACCCAGAGGGTTGCGAGAGAGCCAGCTTCTCGCCAACACCAAGAGAACTGTAGAACAACGCAAGCTTCAAACCAAAGCCGCTAACATCGCGTGCGCTGGCAGCAAACGATCTCCCGAAAAACTCCGCAAGGCTGCTAGGTTGAGAGAGGAAACGGCAAATCTGTCCCACGTCGGACATGGAGAAGCCGAATTTTCTTCCTTTCTCAAAGATGCTGGAATAGCTTACATTCGACAAAAAGCCGTTGATATCTATAACATCGATTTCGCTATCGGACACGTCGCCGTGGAAATGACTATGCGCACCACCAAGTACCGTGGACGAAACGCCAAAGAACTTGACAGATTCAAAGAAATTTTGAAAGCTGGTTATTCCATTGTCTCCGTTGAGTTCTCCGATGTGCCCACACTCTCGCGGTCTCTGGAAAAGATAGTCGCCGCTATTAACGAACTTCGCAGCCTTCCACCCATTGCTACTCAATACCGGATGATTAGGTGTCACATAAAAACGAACACCGTTATCCATGACAATCTGGGACGCTTTTCCAGAATAGAAACGCCGGAACAACTTATTTACGCCGACAAAACCATCAATATTTGAAAACCCTGGGAAACATAAAATCAATTCCCCTGGCATGACTGTTCTTCCAACCTCACTGTCGTACAGCCCCCTGTCAGGCCCATACAGCTTGAAACGTTTTCCGTTCATGGCAACGTGGGTCGGTCGTGATGTCTTGCGTCCCGGCACGTGATCCCAAATTCCCTCGGTAATGCCGGCCGCCAGATCGTGTGCCTCACGGATAGCCTGTGTCGCCTTGTTACTCTGGTCTATGGCGATGGTTCGTGCTCTGTTGTTCGTTACGGCAAAGCGTTTTTTCAGTTCGTCCTGTATATAGGCGATGTCTCTACCTGCTTGCACTCCGCGTTGCACGATGCCAGATACTGCATCCAGTTCCCGTGCGGGGATGCTGCGGATCAGGTCAACCTGGGTATATCGCAGCGAATTGAGGATATTGTTCACCTCGCGTGTGTTTCGCAATTTGATATCAAATCCAACGGAAACGAAGGCCTGTTCCATGGACTTCACTGTGCTGGTATTGACGCGTTTCACAAACGCTTCTGCGATGCTTGCGGCTTCTTCCTCATATCGGTCTTGCCAGCGTCGTGTCAGCTCTTCCATCGTGCGATTCAAGTCTGCCGCGCTGCCGTTCTTGCGTAATTCCGACATGAGCCACCACGATACCGACCGTTGCATCTCCTCGTTCAATGTGAGGATTTTCTTGCGGTACCACGCCCTGTTCCCCGCATTCGGCAGTATGGGACGCAAGACCTTCGCTCGCTTCTTTTTTTTCATCAGTAGATTTCACCGGCTTTGTCCGCGTCATCCAGATCGCCGAAATCGACAGGCTCGCCTTCAGGGACTTCAGCAGGATCAATAAATGACAGTGGATTGTCAGGATCGGACGCAACCGCCTGACGCGCTTCTTCAGGACTGATAACGCTCCGGTCAAGAAGCACCGCCATCGTATCTGCCTTGACCTTTTGAGTGTTCGCCATTGCGGCCTGATCTTCTTCTCCAAGCTCCGACCACTCGAATGTCAGACCATCGTTCGTTTTCCCGAAAAGAAAAACATGAATGCAGTCAATGATGATTTTCAGCCCATGCCCAAAAACCTTTTCCTGCTGGCTGGAAATATGGTCGTTATAATTCCGCAGGTCGCTTTCCCCCGTAGCATTAAAACCTGACGGGGATATGCCAAGCAATTTGACCGCCGGTGTACGGTTCAGTGCCGCAAGAAACTCAAGACCCTGTTTTGTTATGTCGGTCAACCCGCCAATCGGCGTTTCGATCTTTACGATGTCCTCGGCTTCCTTGTCGATCGCGGTAATGCTGTTGTTGTCCTGATACATCGCTATCAGGCGCATTCTCTTGTCGATCTGGTCGGTTCCGGCACCGTCCATCAAAGTGGCAAGCATGTTCGTTTTGAAAACGGTCATGCTGTATTTTTTTGCGATATTCGCGGTTGCGACACGGCATTCTGAAAAATGAATGACGTAATCCCACAACAACTGGGCTTGAGCGATACCGAAAAAGTTGTAAACCGGCTTCAAAAGCTGCGGCACTTCATTTGCGACAAAGCGGATCAACCTTGAGGCATGCACGCGCTTGCCCATGACATACCAGTGATCCGGCTTGAAGAAATCAGGCTTCAGCGGTTCAGCGCTGTTGTACGCGCCCGGATAAACGTTGATAGGGTCGATTACCCGAAATGCCTTGAGATTGCGCAATTCATTGCTGTATTCGCCCATATTGAGCGGCGTCTGCAATTCCGCGTCATTCGCGCCTGTGTCGATATACACCAGACAACCACCGAAATAGCCGACTTTTTCTGCCACTTCATGCAAGACATCCTGGACATGAAATTGTTCCAGTGCGTTGTTCATTGCCGTGACGATTTCCGCCTTGTCGGGTTCCTCGCTCTTGATTTTGCCGAAGTCGCGTGTCATATCGTCTGCGACGGTTTCAATGCAGGCACGTATCAGACCGTTCTGGGAAATATCCTGCAATGCCGGATAACCCAAAAACGAAGCTGTCGTCGGCATCTGCCCAAGCTCCATGGAATGCGAAAGCAGGTTCCATGCGTAGGTACAGGCAGAATCGTTTGCAAGCATGGCTTCTTCTTCCGGCATACCGAGAGTTACTGCCGGTTTGAGCTTGTCGCGCCATTCCATCACTGGCATATCGTCATATTCGGACATTCGAATGTTTAGCGGTTTTTGTGATGGCTTGAGAAGTGTTTTTCTCATATTCTGATGTTTAGCGGACGACGGTTTTTCATGACGGGTTCAAGGCTGTACCGTATCGCGTCAATCACATGGTTGAAAGCGTCCTGAACGTCGGGCAAGATGTCCCCTGAAAGCCTGTCGATCTTGTAGCTGTATGAGCGGAACTCGTTGATCGACTCGGTACACTGCGGGTGGATGTAAACCCGTTTGAAAGACTTGATGAATGAAATACCGTCCTCAACAGAGCCTTTGCCTTTTTCCGCAGGAGCGATTCTCGGCAAACCATGCCGTTTCAGATAGGATATGGATTCAGGTCTTGCAGAATCGGCTCTTGTTACGTATCGGTCAAACTGCGGAATGCGCGCCATGATGTAAGCCGTCGTCTGGTCAAGTTCAAGTCCGACTTTGCACGCTTCCTGCTCTATCCACAAACAGTCATCATGTATCCAGCAACGGATAGCCGCCGTAGGGTCTTTGGAAAAACCGAAGTCGATTCCCTGATATGGTCCGTTCCAGCTCGATGAGGGAGCAAATTCGCGTATTTCATATTTGCCCGCAAAAATCTGCGCCGCCGAGTTTTCCCGATAAGCGCCTTCCCATATCCAGCGATATGTCGAATCGTCCAGACGTTTCAGGTCGTTTTGACGTTCCTTTTCCAGAACGGAAGGGAACCACGGGTTGTCGTGATAATTCATCTCGACGATGCGCATATCCGGCGTTCTGTTATGCCTGAATCTCAGATCGGTCGGGCTTCCTTTTTTTTCAGGGTTCCACGTCACCCATATTTCAGAACCTTCCGTTCTGACCGTCGGTATCAGCTTCAACCATGCAGATTCCGAGACGTTTTCCGCTTCGTCAACCCACGCTATCAGTATTCTGGCCTTCGACTTGACGCTGTCCAGATTGTTGCGAAGCCCGACAAATTTGTACTCGATAAGTCCATTGACGGAGCGGATGTATTTTTCGCCGATGTCGTAATAGGCTTTCAGAAACGGCTCCGAACGGATCGCCTGTTTCACTTCTTCCATTGAGGAATCCTCAAGGGAGTTCATGAACTCGCGCCCGCACAGGATAATGCCGCTTTGCAGCTGTTGGCCAAACATGTATCCACGGATGGCGCTCATTTTGGCGAACGTCATTGTTTTTGCGCTTCCACGCCCGCCGTGCGCCCCACGGTATCTTGCTTGTCCACCAAAAACCGGTATCAGTTTAGGCGGTATCTGTATTTTTGCCTGGCTCACCTGCAACCAACACAATGCTTGTCGGGAACACAACGCCACCTTCTGTAGCAATATTCATTTTCTCGCTCGGCTTTTCGCCGATGCTGTCCCGTATTGCTTCAAAAGCCCGAACATCACCGGACAGAGCTTTTTCCATCAGCGCAACAACGATAGCATCCTGTCGTGTCGCACCATCCGGCATTTTCCCGGATAGCATCATTTCAAGCGTTTCACGGATCGTTTTTTTCTTGCGTCTTGCTTCACCTGACGCGATACCGCCTTTTTTGCCTCTTTCCTTTGCTTCGTCTTTGCTTCGGACTGGCTTCAAATCTTCTTTTGCCATACGATCACCAGCGCAATGCAAAAATGATTGCCGAGACAGCAAGCCCGATACCTAACACAACACATGAAATGGAAATGGCAAAGACAAACACTTTCCCACAAAACCCTGCGTCCTGCTCTGTCATATTTCCTTTTATTTCCATGATTATTTTTGCGGGCGTTTTTATGCTAAAATTCAAGCATGTTCCTTTCGTATTCTTGCTACGACTGGAAAGCAAAAACCCCTGATACGCGCCAACGTTCAGGGGTTTTGTTTTATGCGATGCAACAAAAAAGCCCCCGAAATTCGGAGGCTTTGTTTGATGGATGTATTTATCCATTTTGGAAATTACCATCAATTTTGTCCTATTTTTTTGGACACGTCAATAGTTTTATGAAAAATACATCATTTCGCACCCCTTGTCCTGCTGATGATGGACTTGCGCTGCTGCGCACGATACGCCAACGCCTTGACGCATGCCGCACCGATTTCCTCGATCACCTCATCCGTCAGACCGATATTCCCCGGATCGGCAATCGCTTGGGCTAGTCCTTCATATGGACTTTTATTTGGAATCGCGTCCACATTGAGATGACCGGCGTAAGGATAATTACATATTTTTAAGTAAATGAGCTTTATTTTTAAAGTAACTTAAATTACAATATTCTCATGAATGAGATCGCATCAAAAATTATTGATTCCAATGGCGGAACAACCGCTGTTGCCAAAGCATGCGGATTGAAGCCGCAGGCTGTGTCCAGATGGCGTCAATTTGGGATACCGAAAGCATGGATGAAATTTATTGAGGCTGGTGGACTGAAAAAACAACTTGCGGAAAAAGAAGCCCGTGAACGGTCAGATATGGAAGAAAAATGAAGTGTGTTTCGGGGAAGAACCATGCATACGATGAAAAGGTCCTGATCCGGTACTTCATCAATGAAGGCTGGACAAGGCAATCAGCTGTTGAACTGGCACGAGGCATGATCGAACGCGGTTCGTACCTGCCAGATCACGAACATGCGAAGTATCTGAAACTGGAGGGGAAATGACAGAAAAACTGACGGAATATCAGAACAGATTGATATCCGAAACATTGTGCAAGATGGTTCTGGACGGAGTAGCGCCGGACGAAATTAGGAAAAAACAGCGTTTCCTGTCAGAACAAATGACGAAACTGAATGCCCAGTCATTTTCCGAGAATCTCTGTTCTGCAACCGTGGCAATAGAGGACGGGGAATATGTTTCCGACGCTTCCCCGAAATTGTCTTTGCAAAACGGACTTGATCCCCTTGTCGAAGCGGCACTGGCAAATGTAGTGAGTGGGCTCCGTATGGGGATGGAATCAAGAGTGGCGTTTTATTGGGTTGACATTGGTCGCATGTGTAAAGTTGTCTCCACACGGGATAGCTTGGACAGAACAATATTTTTCCTGCTGCAAGACGGATTCCTGCAATTCCATAATTTTCTGAGCTTTTTCCAAGACTTAGTTTTAGGTGGAAATCTCCGCAGATTGAGTGTGGATCAACTATCCGAAAAACTTGAGGATGCTCGCCGAAAATACATCGGTGAGATCGCCAAAACGTTCAAATTTGATTATCCGGAACATTGGTGATGACTGGAAACGACAAAACTGGGCAAAAACAGAGAGATGCCGGGATACAAGCCGTACTACGAAATAACCGCGAGTTTTATGAAAACGCTCTGCACGAATTGCGCCAGTATCTGATTCTGCTATCGGTCAACAAGGTGGATGTGTTCACGTTCGAGAACTTCCGTCAGCACTACCTACGAAAAGGACTTGAACCACCCTCCAATCACAACGCATGGGGCGCATTAGCCAGCAAAGCGGCAAAAGCGGGCGTAATCCAATGGACAGGGGAGTACATCCTGGCCAAATCAGCCAGAACACACGGACATCCGGTCAAAATCTGGAGACGATCATGAAAAGGTCACGCTATCCCACACGGAGAATACTCGTCATCAGCAATATCCAGCTGGACACGGCAATAAACGTTTTGAAAAACATCCCGATAGATTCGACCAACCCGATTGAAATCAGGATCGGCGAACAAATCAAAAGCCGAAACAAAGACCAGAACGCTTTGATGTGGGCTGGCCCGCTTCGCGACATTGCTAGTCAGGCATACGTCAACGGTCAGACGTACTCAGCCGATGTCTGGCACGAGCATTTCAAACGGGAATTTTTGCCGGAAGAAGCCGATACGGAACTTACGCGGGAAGGTTATCAGAAATGGCGCTATTTGCCGTCAGGAGAACGGATTCTGAAGGCCTCAACGGGCGATCTGACAACAAAAGGATTCTCTATCTACCTTGAACAGATTTACGCATACGGGGCTTCCTTAGGCGTTCAGTTCGGCATTTCCGAAAGGATGTTTGCGTGATCTACCGGAATAAAAAGTTACTTGATTTCGCGAAATTCTCGCCTTGCTGTTTTGCATGTGGGCGTTTCAACGATGGCACAGTCGTTGCCGCACACAGCAATCAGTCGCGGGACGGGAAGGGGAAAGGAATCAAAGCACATGATTTCCGAGTGGCTTATCTGTGCCATGACTGCCATATGGAAATCGATCAGGGGAGCCGATTGAGCAAGGCAGAACGCGTTGAAGCGTGGGAAGAAGCTCACCGGAAGACGGTGGAGTGGTGGTTTTTATCGGGAATGGTTAGGGTAAAGAAATGAGCGTAAAACTGATGACAGCGGCATTCGGAACCGAATTGCCGACAACGCAGAAGTTTGTTTTTGTTGCACTATGTGATAACGCCAGCGATGAGGGCGATTGCTACCCGTCCATATCGACCCTATGCAAAAAAACAAGTCTGTCAGAACGTGCAGTGCAGGGGGCGATCAAGCGTCTTGTCGAAATGGGATACATGAGCGCGACAATGCGCAAGGGACAAAGCACGATATACCGGATTTCACCTGTTTCAGAATGGCCGGAGTTATCAACAACCCCCGCACCAGATGCACCCCCGCAGGAGATGCGCCCCGCACCAGATGCACCCCACCCCCGCACCACGTGCACCCCACCCCCGCAGGAGATGCGGGGGACCCCCGCACCACGTGCACCCATAACCATCAATGAACCATCAATAGAACCATCAGGGAACCGTCAAAAGGCGCAAGCGCCATTTTCGACCGACCTGCTGATCCGGGAAGGAGTGCCTGATGACGTTGCCAGAGACTTTGCCGAATTGCGAAAGCGATTGAAAGCACCGATATCGGAGACAGCGATCAAAGGATTGATCCGGGAAGCGCAAAAAGCCGGAATGACACTGACGGAGGTGCTGGAAACCGTTTGCGCTAACGGCTGGCGCGGATTCAAGGCGGATTGGGTGCATAACCGTCCGGGAGGCAGACAGGAAAAAACGCTGTACGAACGGAACATGGAAGCTGGAGAACGTGCTAAGCGATTGATTTTTGGAGAAGATTATGCAGAACAGGGACTTTGACGAATTCAGGCAAATCATATCGGCGACTTACGACCTGTACGGAAAAACCATCTCGGAGTTTGCCCTGTCGCTGTGGTGGAACGGCCTGAAAGACTATGACCTGAGAGCGATAAGCGAAGCGTTAAGTCGCCACGCAGTCAACCCGGATAATGGTCAATACATGCCAAAGCCGGCGGACGTTGTCCGGATGATTGGGGGCACGTCAACCGACAGCGCGATGATCGCCTGGACAAAAGTCGATAAAGCAGTTCGACAGGTCGGAACGTGGCAAGACGTCGTGTTCGATGATCCGCTCATCCATCGTGTCATCGATGACATGGGAGGGTGGATCGAGTTCGGCAAAAAGACCGAGGACGAATGGCCGTTTGTCGCCAAGGAGTTCGAGATGCGTTATCGCGGCTATGCGTCACGTGGCATCACGCCGGAATACAAAGGGGTGTTGACAGGTATCGCCAACGCCAACAACAGCCGTCATGGTTTTGATTGTGGTAAACCGGTGTTGATCGGAGATCCGGAAAAGGCCCGACGGGTCATCCAGATGGGAGGAGATATCCCGCAGATGATAACCCGTGCGGGAGACAAGGTTCGTGCGTTACTGGGGGCGGCATGAAACCATCAATCCTTGCGCTTGGCCGGTTGAAACGCAGCACCTCAATATCCTGGCCTTTTTATATAAAAGACCATGCTGGGATTATCCCGTAAAGCAGATCGCGGAAGAAATCGAAAACAACACGAAAAACGTTTCTGCTGCCTTGCGCCATATGTGTCAGCTCGGGATAGTGAAAAGGGCACCAGGGATATACCCATACCGCTACACGATTGCAGACGACGAGCGGATACCGGCTTTGCTGGCGAAACTTGACGAAAAACCGGACAAAAAGCCGCTGTCCCCGTTCTGGCAGGGAATGGCGATATGGGATAGCGCAGTAAGGAGTGCGATATGTCACAAAATGCATTGATCATCGACAACATCAAGGCGTTATACGGGTTGGAAAAAGATCTCGACGTGGCGGGTCTCCTTGGTGTGGGCGCCTCGGCTGTTTCCCATATGAGGCGCGGAGATATTCCCTTTTCACCCCGGATGTTCCTGTTCTTGTGCATCGACAGGGACATGCGACCAAGCCAGATGTTTATGGAGCTTGGATTACCGCCAGATTATTTCGAGAAAGAATGAGAGCAAGGACTTGAAATGATTGCACAGAAAAACCGCACAGGCTATACTGGCCCTGCACCGGAAAAAGACGGTGCCGGGTTTGGCGACCTGTTATTGTGCGGCGGACAACCGCCATCAGTGCGGTATTTTTTTGTCCGTATGTCTCCGTCTATGGGCGGAGCTTGTGGGGCATCTTCGGATGCGCCGATAGTACCGCACAATCGGTTCGCCAACCCGCAAGCTCTTGCCCACCCTGTTTGGCGACAGGAAAGGCAAGGTTATAAACCTTATGTGCGGAGACATGTCATGTCTAATCATTCTATTGCTACGTCCGTAGCGTCCTTTTCATTCGAAAAATTCACTGTACGCGCCATCAATCGCAACGGCGAAATCTGGTTCGTCGCGGCTGATGTCTGCGCCGCGATTGACCTCGGCACAGAACAGATCAGACGTCTTGACGACGACGAAAAGGGTCTGCATTTAACGCAGACCCCCGGCGGTAAGCAGGAAATGTCTATCATCAACGAATCCGGTCTGTATGCCCTGATTCTCCGAAGCAGGAAGCCAGAAGCAAAACGCTTCCGGAAATGGGTTACCTCCGAAGTGTTACCTGCTATCCGTAAAACCGGCGCCTATATCCATGCTCCTGCCATGCGCCCAGCTCTGACGACAGCTCAGAAACGGGAACTCAAACAGAAAATCTGGCAGATGGCCCCGAACTGGATTACACAGCGCGGCGAACAATGGATTTACAACCATCTGCGTGTGGCTTTTCAGGTCGCACGATTCGATGACATCCCGTCCGACTGTTTCGATGCAGCGATGGCTTTGCTTGAATCGAAACGGAAGGCGATTTTCCAATACATCGAACTGTTCTACGAAATGCGCACATGGTTCGAACGCGAAGTATTGGGAGCATCTACCCCATGGACGCCTCATATCCGCAAGATGTTTTTCGCAAAACTGGGACGTCAGGTAATCCTTCCGCCAAAGGTGGACTGGCTGGCACTGGCCGATGAAATGAAAGCCAGAAAAGGAGGCCTGAAATGAACTGGCTCGAACGTCTTCAATATGCCGGATACGGTGCCCTCGCCGCTTCCCTTCTCATCCTGCTTTTAATCGAGGTTAACAAATGAACATGGAAATCACTATACGGAAAATCAACGAAAAGGAAATCCCCGCCGTGACCTCCTTGCAGGTGGCCGAAGTGTTCGGGAAAAATCATCGGGATGTATTACGAGATATTCGCAATGTGCAGAGTAAATGCTCTATGGAATTTAACGAGCGCAATTTTGCGCTGGTTGAATATGCAGACGCAAAAGGTGAAAAACGCCCAATGTATCTGCTCTCAAAAGACGGACTGATGATGGTCACGATGGGATATACCACGCCGGAAGCGATGGCAATCAAGGAATCCTACATTGCCGAGTTCAACCGGATGGAAGAAGAACTGCGCAACCGTGTTCCCGGTCTTCCGAACTTCGACAATCCTGCGCTGGCAGCTCGGGCATGGGCCGAACAGTACGAACGTCGCCAGATTGCCGAGGCACAGCGCGATGAGGCTATCCGCACCAAAGCCCAGATCGGCAGCAAACGGGAAGCCACAGCAATGGCAACTGCTTCCGCTGCTGTGCGCAAGGTCAATGCGCTGGAAGATGAACTGGGACGCGGCAAACTGTTCAAGGCCGTCAAGGCCATTCCGTGGCTGCTTGATGAGTTCGAACCGTCAAAAGGCATGTATTCCGTTGTCGGCAAACACCTGAAGAAGCTGTCTGCCGAACTGGGATATACCGTCGCGAAAATCATCGTCCCCGAATTCCCGGACGGCGTCAACGCCTATCACGTTGATGTCATTGCCGCATTCCGGAAAGGGGCGATCAACGCTGCTTCGCTTTACCGGTATCGCAAACACAAAGTCGCCTGAACCCGCGGGTTTCCCTGTTTTCTCCCAGCTTACCGAAAAAAACAGGGGCCTTTATCCAACGCGCCGTAAAACCTCGCCCTTCAGGGCGGGGATATAAGGCGCACCTTAACTGGAATTTTTGCCTTTTCGTTTGTGCTGCGATAGACTGGAACCTATGAAAAGATTGCAAGCCTACAAGTTTCAACTCCGCCCCAAAACCGGGCAGGAAAGCCTCATGCGGCGCTTTGCCGGATGTTGCCGTTTTGTTTGGAACAAGGCGCTTGCATTGGAGAAAGAGACCTATGCGGCGGATAAAAAACGTCTTGGCTACCATGCCCTTGCTGGAAAATTGAAGGACTGGAAAAAGGAGGAAGAAACAGCCTTTCTTTCGGAAGCCCATTCTCAAATTCTGCAGCAAGTCTTGAAAGACCTCGATAGAGCCTACAAAAACTTCTTTGAGAAGCGTGCCGGGTTCCCACGTTTCAAGAAGAAAGGTCTTCACGATGCCTTTCGCTATCCGCAGGGCTTCAAGCTGGACGAAAGCAACAGCCGCATATTCCTTCCCAAAATCGGGTGGATACGCTACCGCAACAGCCGCAAAATAGAGGGAACGCCGAAACAGGTGACAGTCTCTCTTTCCGCTGGAAAGTGGTACGTCTCCATTCAGACGGAACGTGAAGTTCCAGAACCTGTGCATCCTTCGCAAAGTGTTGTCGGCGTAGATATGGGAGTTGCGCGTTTTGCAACGCTCTCCGATGGTTCTTGCATCAAACCGCTGCACAGTTTCAGAAAGCATGAAAAGAAGCTGGCAAAGCTGCAGCGGAAGTTGGCAAAACGAGTGAAGTTTTCCGCCAACTGGCAGAAGCTCAAAGCCAAAATCCAGCGCCTGCACCGTACAATAGCCAATATACGCAACGATTTTCTGCACAAGACAACCACGATAATCAGCAAAAACCACGCTCTTGTTGTGATTGAAGATTTGAAGGTGCGGAATATGTCGCGGTCGGCGTCAGGCACGGTGGAAGCTCCGGGAAGAAACGTGCGAGCCAAGGCCGGATTAAACAAGTCCATATTGGATCAGGGATGGTTCGAGTTTCGGCGGCAGCTTGAGTACAAGTTGAAATGGCTAGGTGGAAAGCTGGTTGTCATACCTCCGCAGTATACCAGTCAGACATGCAGTCATTGTGGATGCGTAGACAGAGCAAACAGACCAACGCAGGCGAAATTCAAATGTACGGCCTGCGGATTTGAATGTAACGCCGACCATAATGCGGCGTTGAACATTCTGGCGGCCGGGCAGGCCGTGACAGCCTGTGGAGCGGGAAGGGCTCAAGCGCCCGCGTCGAAGCAGGAACCTGCCTATGGCGCGGCTCGTTAGAGCCGCTACCGATAGGAATCCCCCGACTTTAGGCGGGGGAGGATGTCAATGAGATATGAAAGGATAAAACATGGGAACCGAGAAAACAGCGTTATTAAATGCTCTGGATGACTATAAACAGGCAAAGAAAAAATACGGGGAAACGTCTTCGCAGGCGTTGAAGAAGATAGGAACCGTGCTGGCACTGGTACCGGATGAGCTGAAAGAAAAAATCGTTGACGCCGGTATCCGGCAGGGAGTGCTACCCAAACCGGATGGTTATCTGGCAGACGGAACACCGTTATACAGCTCCAGATTGATTGAAGATTTCTTCGGGGTGTCCCGGGATGAGATCAGCCGCCGGATACAGATACTTAATGAGGCGAGACAGTCCGTCGGTAAAGCACCATTGTCGTTCCCGGACGATACTCTCGTCCACAAAGTGCAGTAGAGGTAAATATGACCTGTATCCGATTTTCCATCCCGGGAGAACCTGTCGCAAAGGGACGGCCGCGCTTTGCAAACGGACATGCTTTTACTCCGAATAAAACAAGGGCTTACGAAGAAATCGTTCGGTTGCATGCGATGCAGGCCATGCGCGGTAAAAAGATGTTGACCGGCCCTATCGGTATTCGGGTGACAGCTTACTTTTCGATCCCGAAAAATTTTACCAAAACGAAAAGAGAGCAGGCGATATCAGGAGCTTTACGTCATACGAAAAAGCCGGACTGGGACAACGTCGGCAAGATTGTGTCGGACGCCTTGAATGGCGTGGTTTACGCTGACGATGCGAAGGTATCGCATGCGACTGTCGATAAGCGATATTCCGACTTTCCGCGGGTAGAAGTGTTGGTTGAATGCATATAGGGCAAACGATGAAGAACAGGAACCGAGAAAAAAATTACCCAAAAAAACGGAGCCGAATAGATGCGCAAGCAAAAATGGAAATATCCTTGTATCGAAAACACGTGAGGGAATTTAGAAAACCCACAAAACCGCGCTGTACTCCACCTGTGACGATCATTAACTATGGATTCTGTATAGAGATTTTCTTTCCAGAAACATTTACAAGAAGAAAATTCGATAATTTCTTGAGACGCGCAAAACAATCAATGAACGAATTTTTAGAAAGCTTTAATGCGAAAGCGCGTGAGTTTTATGAAAAAAATCGATTGAACTTTGCGGAGAATTACATTGTTTGAAAACACCGAACGGGCTTTGATTTTTGCCTACAACTACACAGGTCAGAACTGCATTACGGCGCGTCTGTCGCCGGAGCCATTGCCGACTACCGGCAAGGGACTTGGTGGGCTTAATGGCGCTGCGCAGGCAGGGATGATACGGCGCGAAGTCAGTTCCGCCGGAAAACTGATCGAAAGCCTTATAACCGCGAAATACGCGCCGATGTGGCTTCCTTGTAACTGTGGTCATGCATGCTGTTCCGGCAAGATCGAAAACAAGGAATGGGCGAACGCGATACCTTACATCGTGCTTGACGTGTGTAAAAATGCATTGCCCGGCGCGGATCGGGGGACGGTGGTCTGGTGCGTCAAGGCGTATTACAGCGGATCCATATTACCTGTCAGGCAGATAGCCAGTATGGCAAGCGTCAGCGAAAAAACCGTAACAAGAAATTTTCCGAAGATCATCCGTTATCTTCTCGGGACAAGGGAAAAAGAGGGGATGGACGCGGTAGCGTATCGGACGGTTGACCGGATTTTGACGGATAAAGGGATTGTTGAAAATGGATGATTTGTCTGAAAAATGTAAAGTAGAAGTTACTTACAAAAAAAATGAGGAACCCAAAAAAATTTGTATTTACGATGAAGAATCTTACGAATTGTTTTTATATTTACTAAACAAGGCGAAAGAAGAAAAATCGGCGTTTATTACATTTTTTGTAAATTGTACTTGCGTTTTTCATTTTGTGTAATTATAATTACATCATCAGCTAAACAATGACGGAGTAAAAAATGGCACACACAACAAGAGATTTTTGTCCAGTGATGGCTGATCTGGCCGCATACGAAAGACAGCAGGATCGCTACGGCCATTTTTGTGATCGGGTCAACAAGGTTGTTGAGGAGCTTCTTGCAGGCGATTTCAACCCTGCTACACCGGAAAACATCTCTGAAGCGCTGGAAACTTTCGACGCCTCCCAGATGACAAGCGACCAGATCAAAGACTCCATCTGGGCGTACTGGAATGATGCCGCCGAAAACTTGGCAGTACAAATCATAGACGAAGAAGACGAACGTGCCAGGGAAGCAGAAGAGCAGGCCCGATATTACTCCTGCAACGATTAACACCGGCTGATGCGCGTCGGCCGGTCTGGTTTCCGGATCCAGATAAAAAAAACCGGATTTTCTGAAGGTTGATTTGATGATGAAAAAGATGCTTGAACTTTTTACCGGTATTGGATGGGCATTGTATATCGGCCTGTTCTGGATTGCTGCGGAAATCATCAGAGGAGCAATAGCATGACATTGACACAAGCTAAAAACTATCTCGGTGACACTTACATCCTTTCGCCTGAATATGACAGGGATGACAATCCGGCGCATTCGTACCGTGACGGGGCTTACTGGTTACAACCGGAAAACATTGAGGCAGCCCGCGAAATGGTCAAGGAGATAGCATGAGCGACACGAAAAACGTCTATGCCGCGATCAATGCGGTACAAGCGGCCTTGTCAAAGATTGGTATCACAAAAAACCGCGAGGCGAAGGACCGGAACAACGAGCCGATGTATGCCTTTCGGGGTATTGATGATGTGTATAACGTGATTTCCCCCCTGTTGACAGAACATCACCTGTGCATTATCCCTCGCATGGTATCGCGGGATTGTGTCGAGCGAAAAAGCACGAAGGGAGCCGCACTGTTTTACGTGACGGTTGAGGCGGAGTTTGACTTTGTATCGGCAGACGACGGGTCAAAGCATACGGCGCGGACGTTTGGCGAAGCGATGGACAGTGGGGACAAGGCGACCAATAAAGCGATGAGCGCTGCATATAAATACGCCTGTTTCCAAACATTCGCCATACCGACAGAGGGAGACAATGACCCTGACGCAACGGTACAGGAGCCCATTCAGCCGATGTCTGATTTTGACGATCTGGAAGACCCGGATGACTGGACAGACGTTATCACAGCAATGGGTGACGCATCAACCGTCGAGGAACTGCAAGCCATCTTTGGCGATGCATGGAAAAAGGCGAATCCAAAAGATCGTCCGTCAATCAAGAAAGAATATGACCGCCTGAAAGCGATACTGGAGAAAAAGCAATGAGCATAAACAAAGTCATCATTATCGGATTCTGCGGCCGTGATCCGGAAAACCGATATCTGCCGAGCGGCGAACAGGTTACCAGTATTGCGGTAGCCACGACTGATCGCTGGCGTGACAAGGCTACTGGCGAGCAGAAGGAAGCGACCGAATGGCACCGGATTTCCTTTTTCGGCAAACTGGCTGAAATCGCCGGACAGTATCTGAAAAAAGGGGCGCAGGTTTATGTGGAAGGACGGCTGAAAACACGGAAGTACACAGACAAAAATGGCATAGAGCGTTACCAGACTGAAATCATCGCCGATCAGATGCAGATGCTTGGCCAAAAGCATGACGGTCAGCAAACAAAGCGAAATACGTATCAGGCAGGTAAAGACGGTTCAGACGATATTCCTTTTTGAAGGGTGATTTGAAGGGTGAATTATGCGAACGCAACTCAAGGTCAGGAGAAACGACAAACAAGCCCTGCTGGCGAAAATGAAGATTATTCAGGGCTGGAACGGGAAAATGAGCGAAGACGAGAAGCAGGTATTGTCTCTCTTCCATTGGTTGTCTCTGGACTGGCTCAAACGGACGGCCAATCGTGATGCCATGATGAATTTGGTATTTGTCTGCAACATTGCCCTGATCCTCGCTAATAAGGGATATCCGCGGAATTACATGGGCGAAAACAATGAAGACTTTGCCACTGTATTGACGCACCTGAAACAGGCTATTGAACGCGGGAAAAAGACCGGTTCGTGGGCGTTGAACGGCGAACTCATTATGAAAATGCCAGCGATTCTCGCCCTGCATGATCGTCAGCTGGAAGAGGTTTCCCGAAAGGTTTATGAATCTGTCAACAGATACGTGGGAGAAAACGCGTGAACATCACAAAAAAAATCTCGGTCGAATTTCTTGACTATATGGGAGACGATCTTGATGTCGTTAACGCGGCCAGAGTTTCCTTCGCAAGGGAAAAAGAAGTGATCGATTCGGCGGATGAAAACCTGATCGATTTCCTTGCGCGCAACAATCACTGGTCGCCATTTGCCCACCAGTTTCTCAAGTTTCGCGTTCGCGCTCCGATTTTCGTCGCTCGCCAACTGCAAAAGCACACCGTCGGGCTGGCGTGGAATGAAGTCAGCCGTCGTTACGTTGACCATGAGCCGGAATTTTTCCTTCCTGAGATGAGGGAGCGCGCCCCGAACGTCAAGCAAGGATCAAGTAAAAACGTCGTGAAGGGCGTAGAAACAATCGTTTTGGACGCGTTTGAAAAAAGCTGCGTTGTCTATAACGCGCTTATCGGACAAGGCGTCGCACCTGAAGTAGCCAGAGCGGTTTTACCGCAAGCAATGATGACCGAGTGGATATGGTCAGGCAGTCTGTACGCCTTCATCCGGGTGTGCCAGTTGCGGCTTGATTTGCACGCACAAGAAGAGACTCGACAGGTTGCTGTGCAGATTTTTACTTACATGAGAAAGGTTTTTCCGATTTCTGTAAAAGTGTTTCTGGGAGAAAACGCATGAGCAACTTGTACAACCTGTCTGCCGAAGTCGCGGCACTGAAAGAAAAACTGGAAGCGTCCGATCTGGACGAACAGACGATTGCCGACACGCTTGAAGCGGAAAGTTTCGATTTCGAGGAAAAATGCAAGGCGGTTGCCTATGTCATCAAGGAGTTCGTGATGAAAGAAGAACTGCTGACCGGCGCGATCGATGAGATGGTGTTCCGCAAGAATGCCATAAAAAACAAGGTCAACAGCCTGCAATCCTACCTGCTGGACTGCATGAAGCTTGCAGGCGTGGCGAAAGTTCCGGGAGTGGAGTTTGACATCAGC